AGGACCCAGATGAGTTTGATTCTGAGGGTGTTCAAAGAGTTGGTGATCTGATTCTTGAAATGGTTGTTCGTTTTGCAATTGCAAAGAATCAACCTGAAGGATACTTCACTGACAATGAGTATCAAGAAATGGAATGGTCAATCAAGCCACGACTTCAAGCACTCAGTTCAAACATCAAGAAGTATGGCTACACTGCCATTTGTCGTGAAGACGATGAGTGGCTTGATCAGACAATTGACTAAGTAAGGTAAATTATGTAGGAGCAGAGGTGCTTGTCACCTCACGAGATGTCTTTCTCGATAAACAGACTTTCCTAGTGACGGAGAGTGAAGTCACCGAAACAGCGTCCCTCGTGGACGCTGTTTTTGTATAAATACTGGCATGGCAGAATATCAAGGCAGAGAAGTAGAGTTAGATAATCCTTTTCGCTTACCGAAGGGTTCAGACAAGAAGTTTGGCGTCTACGTTAAAAACAAAAAGGGTAATGTGGTCAAGGTTGAGTTTGGTGATCCAAACATGGAAATCAAACGTGATGACCCAGAAAGACTAAAAAACTTTCGTGCCAGACACAACTGCGATCAAAAGAAAGACAAGACGAAAGCAGGGTACTGGTCTTGCAAGTTCTGGGAGAAAGGCAAGTCTGTGTCTGATCTTCTCAAAGACGAAAAAGAAGGATGTGGCTGCGGCTGCAATAGTTGTATGAACGAAGATAAACACAATAAAAAAGATATGGATCCAAGAAAACATGTTGCGATGAGCAAAAAGAATCCTGGAATGTATTGCGTGTTCAATGCGAAGGGTGAAGAAGTTAAGTTGTTTAAGAAAAAATCTGACGCAGAAGAGTATGCGATTAAGAATCACGACATGCTAATGAAAGAGCAAAAGGTTCGAACACAGGTTGAGTTCGATAGCCTCAAAGACGCTATAAAGAGCGTGAAGTTTCATCCAACAAGAGACAAGGGTCGTGAAGTCGCAATCTATCTAATTCCAGCATCAAAGAGAACGATGCGTACCTCAGCAGAAAGGCCGTCAGGAAAACAAGTGGGATCTGTCGATTTTCTGAAAGGGGGAATATACACCCCAGTCACCTTGCCAAACGGGCCTTTCGAAAAGATTCTCAAGGCAAAAGGTGCGAAGCGTGTTGCCACAGTAAAGAATGTAGATGGCAAAACCAAAGTCTTCAAAGAACAAAAACTCAAAGCAACACCACAGAAGAAGTTTCGTGGTCGTTCGCCTGGTGTGAAGAAGACAACAGGTCACAGCCTACGTTTTAAAGTGACCTCTAAACTAGCACAGAAAATGCAAGAGATTCTATCTGGTGAAGACAAGGCCGAACTCAAGAGATACAATCGTCTTGTCACAAGCACCGACATTGACGGCGACGAAGTTGTTCTAACCTTTGGCTCTTCTGGGGCAAGAACAAAGGTAACACAGATGCTTAAAGAGTCGCAAGTGAACGAGACACGTTATCCTAATGCGGTAGCCGCTATGAGAGAACTCAAAGAGTCCCATAGAAATCTAGATGTCGAGTACAGCAGAGGAACTCTTTTTGTTGAGTCTTCATCTTTAACCATAGATACCACCACAACAAGAAATGTGGTTGCAAACATCGTTAAACGAATTTTTGAAAGAAATGGTGTTGACGGTGTTAAAGTCGTGTTTGAGGACTTTAGATTAGAGGACCTGCAACTTGCACAAGCAAGATCAAAATTCTTTAACGAAAAAAAAAATCCTAAAGACACAAAGTATTATACTAAAACAGGCAAGATAAAAAAATCACCAGAGGACAAAGAAACTGGTTTGCCTAAAAAGTATGTTTCAAGAATGACAAAGGCTGATGCAAAACAAAAAGCAGCCGAAATCAAAGCAAGAAAGAAATTTGGCAAAGATGATCCTCGCAGATACGAACCAACCGATGTTGATAAGAAGTATGCAGGAACAGGTCAAAAATCAAAGCACACTAAGAAGTATGAAAAAATGTTTGGAAAGAAGGGTAGCAAATGAACTTTTTCGAAGGTAAGATCAAAGGTCTAACAAACAAAGCAAAAGCAACTGGTGTTCCATACAACATTCTAAAGAAAGTTTATGATCGTGGTATGGCAGCATGGACTGGTGGTCACAGACCAGGCATCGGTCAACATCAATGGGCGTTTGCAAGAGTAAACTCTTTTCTAACTGGTGGTAAAACACAGAAGACAGCCGATAAAGACTTGTGGGCTAAAGTGCCTGAGGGTGCCAAAAGAAGTGCGAAGAAGGGTGCAAAAAAAGGTAAGAAGTAATGTTCTGGAAAAAAAGGTCATCATTACTACAGGAAAAAACTATTCCTCCTCCGTTTGGAAAACCAGCGTGGAGAAATCCCTTTGATGATACACCTATTCGCCCACCCGCTGGTGGAAAAAAACCACCAACATTCGGAAGACGGCCCAGTGGTGCCATACGACCTGTTCCTGAAATACGCGGTGACAATGTTTTTGGTCAAGACTATTTTACGGTATTGATAAAGGCAATTGATTTTCACCTTAGCAATATCGCTGGTGTTCCGGAGGCAATCAAAGTTGCTTTTCGTAGAGCGTTTTCAAGATTCCTGAATCCTTCACAAGCAACAGAAGCATCTGTGAACAACCAAAGCATAAATGATCTACTTCGATTTTTTAATATGCTTAAACTTTACGCGCCGAGTGATAATGCCTTTAGAGTAAAAAACTTCAGAGGTATGATGGAGGAAGTTTTTGGTGTTACTGGTGACGATGACAGATCTGAACTTTTACTTAGATATTTTTTGTTTAGATTTGGCATCGGGCCGGATGACGTTAACTATCCTACCAATTGGGAAATAACTTTTGATATCCAAGATGCTTGGACTAATTTTCAAAACATAGAAGACATTTTTGTAGACTTACCAACAAGTATCAATCTAACATTCGATACAATAGATGAGTTATTCGAAGCAGGAACCATAACTCAATCACAAAAAGATAATCTAGAGCGATATATTGATTTGCTTAGAGATAGAGCCGAAAAAGTACAAGACGCACTCGTTGGTGTTGATAGCGGAATTACCACGGCACTCATGGTTGTTCGACAGCAACTAATCGACTCATTCAATTCTGGTGATGTTATTGGTGTGTTGCAAAATATGGTTCGCTATCAAACACAATTAGCAGACTTGATAGATGGCCTATATGATTCTATAGATCATCCAATTTTCAATAATCTTCCGCCAGAGGTTCGTGTAGAAATTATGGAGAACCTTCGTGAGTCTCTAGATGCAGATGTTTCGACATACTTCGAAGATTCAGGTTACGCAAACATTACAAATCCAAATGGCCCATTCGGCAACATACTTTCTTGGTTGTTCGGAACTATATTAGGATAAAGGAAAACAAATGTACTGGAAACAAAACAAAGATTATTTAAACGAGAGTTATCTCGCCGAGAAAATTCCACCCCCGTTTAGAAGACCAGATTTTAATCCAAAACCTGGCCCATCAAGAAAACCTTGGTGGAAAAGATTGTTTGGTGATAGTAAACCCGTGAGAAGAACACCAAAGATCACAACGACAACCGACAATGATCGACTTTTCGAATTATTTAGGCAACTTATGAGGGAAACAAATAGAACAGCAAGAAGAACCCGTTCCCTTGCGTATGAATGGTATCTTGTTTTACGAGAATTAACTAGCAGCAACAGTCAATCATGGCAAAGATTTCTTCGGGGGTTTGAAGGGACAAACTGGCAATTTCAAAATCTTCCAGACGAAGTTCTTGGTTTTATAAACAATGTAAATGATTATTTTGCAAATCTTCGTGCAGCACTTTCTCAATTTTCTAATGGTGAAATTTCATATGCCTCATTACAGGAACAAATCGATGAAGTCATAAAACTTTTTGAAGAATTGAGAGGTGGTCGTTATTTCGATAGCAACCAAATGGCAAGTGGTTATAATGTACCAATTTGGATGAGAGATGTAGATCCTGAAGTTTATGAGTACATTAGTCAGTTGTATGTGCTTCTAAGAGAACTTAAAAGAATTGACCAAAGAAACTTGTCAAGATGAATCTAAAAAGTTTTAAAGATCACTTCAACGAAGCCTGTTGGGATGGCTACAAACAAGTTGGTATGAAAAAGAAAGGCAAACGCATGGTTCCAAACTGTGTGCCAGAGTCCTCAAAAACCAACGAGAGAAAACTTACTAAAGTCGAACTCAAAGATCGTGAGAAGTATGTCAAGAAGTTAAAGCCAAAACTCAAAGACTTCAAAAAGAGATATGGCGACGAAGAAGGCAAAGGTGTGATGTATGCCGTGGCCACGAACTTGGCGAAGAAAAAATCTAAAAAAGACTAGACATCAATACAAAATGAAGGTATTATTTGATTATGAACTCAAAGGAATTTCCCATTCGTGTGTGCGTCTTTGAAGATGTAGAACTCATTCACGAAACAATTGTACATGACGAAGATCAACTGTCTGAAACTCTTCGAGAAGTTTACGAAGAGTACGGCGATGGTAGTCCGTTTACAAAGTGGAAAAAATATGAACTAAAATTAATGGAAGCAGAACATGAATGAACTATTTGACTTTCGCTTTCAACAACTAAAAAGCGAAGAGTGGATTGCAAAGATCAATGGAAAGAAAATTGCAGAAACAAAACTTGAGATTGCTGACAACCCGATTACAAATCCTTGGTATGTCAACGAATCTTTTCAAAAATCTATAACAAAAAGTCTCCAAGAAAGATATGGCGACAATCTAAATACTGTTATAGTAAAAGACCAACTCGAACTTGTAGAAAGTTACTTGTTTGAATCTTGGAAAAACTACCTACAATTACATTCATATTATGAAAGGAGTGAATAATGGGTAATACAACTAGCGGTTTTGGTTTTGGCGGTGCTTCGGTTTCGCAAAATCATAAAGAGCAGATCAACAAAACATATCAAGAACTCAGAAACTTGATTCGTGAAGCATACGAAGAAGGTGTCGCTGATGGGCGATCAGACAACTTCAATGATAGCGATGAACAAAGATTTGAAAAAACCTTTACATTTGAAAAACTTGATAAGATTCAGTACCCTGTCCTTCCATAATGGACTGTCCGGTTAAGAACAAAGAATGTGTTCTTGATAAACAAGGATACTGCATTGGTTGTTACATGACAGAAGAAGAAGTAAACAATTATTCTTCTTTGACTGATGAACAAAAAGAAGATCTACATTACGAACTAGATCTTCGTGTGAAAATTATTGAAATTGCGAGACAAAGAAATGACGATGCCAAATCAAGTAGTTGAATACAGAAGCCATGAGATGAAACTCAACGGCGAAGTGTTTGCTCGTAAAGTAGATGGCAAGTGGGTCTTAGATTCACTTGTCAGTGAAGCATTAACAAAGTCACAAAGAAAAGTCTTGGAAAGAAACTTTGAAAGCCTGGCAACAAACTCATTTAGAGTTTGCCAGGCTCTTCTTGGTTGTGTTCTTGGCGAGGGAGGAAGTTTTCCTAAAGATCCTTCAGAAAAGAACTTTACAAGTGAGAATTAGACCTTATAATGATTGATAACTAAGGAGAATTACATAATGCAAATTTCTAGTGAGACACTTGCGATCCTGAAAAACTTCGCAAGCATTAACTCAAACATCCTGATTGATTCAGGCAACACACTCAAGACAATCTCTCCTGTCAAGAACGTTCTGGCAGAAGCAGTTGTCGAAGAAAACTTTCCAACAACGTTTGGTGTGTTTGATCTAAACAAGTTTTTGTCTACGATCAACCTGTTCGCTAATCCTATTCTGAACTTCGATGATAACTATGTCACGATTTCTGAATCAGGTCGAACGAACTCTGTGAAGTATTACTATTCAGAGCCTTCGCTGCTTACTGTTCCAACCAAAGAACTGAATCTTCCTGATTTTGTGATTAACTTTGAGTTGAAGCAAACTGACTTTGGTAAACTCACACAGGCTGCATCTACGTTGAATCTTCCCGATCTTGCTGTTGAAACACAGGGTGGTAAGATTGCTCTTCGTGCTTTTGATAAGAGCGATCCTACAACGAACGATTACAGTGTCGTGGTTGGTGATTGCGGAGAGAACGAGAGTTTCTGTATGATCTTTAAGGTCGAAAATCTTAAACTTCTTCCTGGTGATTACACCGTAAACATCTGCGAACGAAGCGTTGCGAAATTCAATCATAATGATCACGATGTTAACTATTGTGTCGCATTGGAGCCTGATACTAAGTATGGAAACTAATCACTTCAACGAAGTCTTGTTTGTTGAAAAGTATCGGCCTCAAACAATTGAAGAATGCATCCTTCCCGATTCGGTGAAGGATGTTTTTCTATCAATCGTAAAAAGCGGCAAGATGCAGAATCTTCTTCTGGCTGGTGGTGCAGGTTGTGGTAAGACAACTGTTGCTCGTGCCTTGTGCAATCAAATGGGACAAGAATTTTTGTTTGTCAATGCTTCCGAAGAAAGCGGTATTGACACCCTTCGTACCAAGATCAAGAACTTTGCAAGCACAGTTTCACTTGGTGGCGAAAGCAAGGTTGTGATTCTCGATGAGGCTGATTACTTGAATCCTCAATCGACACAACCAGCGTTGCGTGGTTTCATTGAAGAGTTTAGTCGAAACTGTCGGTTCATCTTTACTTGTAACTTCAAGAATCGAATCATCTCACCTCTACACTCTCGTTGTTCGGTGATTGACTTCAAGATGACTGCAAAAGACAAGAAGAAGGTAAGTGCTGATTTCTTCGTCCGACTAAAAGACATTCTTGCGAAAGAGTCTATCAAAGCAGATGATCGTGTTCTTGTGAAACTTGTTCAACGCTATTCACCTGATTGGCGAAGAGTATTGAATGAGGTGCAGCGTTATGGTCAATCTGGCACTATTGACGAAGGTATTCTTACTAACTTTTCTGATGTTGCTGTTCAAGACTTGATGACATCAATGTGCAAGAAAGACTTCAAGACTGTACGCAAATGGGTTGTAGATAACATCGACAACGATCCGTCAAGAATCTTTCGAAAGATCTACGATCAACTTAGCGATCACATCGAACCTGGATCTATTCCAAGTGCCATTCTTGTTCTCGCTGAGTATCAATACAAATCTGCCTTCGTGGTAGATCAAGAAATTAATCTTGTTGCGGCCCTGACAGAAATTATGATGGGGTCAGAATTCAAATAGAAAGGCTACATATGAGCAGTGAAATAGGAATTATTGGAAATGGTTTCGTTGGTGGAGCCGTTGCATATGGTTTCAAAGATAAGAACCCTTTGGTGTATGATTTGAAACCTGAGTTGTGTCAAAACACACTCGATGAAGTTTTAGATTGTAAGCATATCTTTATCTGCTTACCGACACCAATGGTTGATGAAACTGGCGGTGAGGCAAACTTGAGCATTGTCGAAAATTGTTTGAAAGAAATAAGTGACTACTTTACAGACGATTCGGATCAAGTTTTGATTTTGAAGTCTACTGTGCCTGTCGGTACAACAAATCGTTTGGCTGAAAAATACAATCTCAAGAATCTAATTCACTGCCCAGAATTTTTAACTGCTGCTAATGCGAAACATGATTTTGTAAATGCAGACAGAACTGTGATTGGATTGCCTGATTACTCAGATGAAAAATATCTGAACATGACTCAAGAACTTTTTGAAGAATGTTTTCCAAATATTCCTATTTTCACTATGTCTTCTTGCGAATCAGAGTTGGTTAAGTACACCGCGAATTGCTTTCTTGCTACAAAGGTCATGTTCTTCAATACAGTAAAACTTCTCACCGAAGAACGAGAACTCAATTACGATAGAGTCCTTAGCGGCGTGTTGTCTGATATTAGAATTGGTGATTCGCACACTAAAGTTCCTGGCCCCGATGGTGATTACGGCTTCGGTGGTACATGTTTTCCCAAAGACGTAAATGCTTTCATCAAAACGTTGTTTGAAAATGATGTTTCGCCCAGCATTTTAGAGGCTGTATGGAAAGAAAATATGGCACTAAGAAAAAATTGGGATTGGGCCGAAAACAACTCAGCCGTTAGAAGAAAAAACAATTGAGGTAATAAATACCAAAAATGGTTGATAGTGCAAACGATTTATCTATAGAGGTCTATCTTCTCAAAAAGAAGTATGACGTTGATACATTCTATACTGTTGTTAACGAACTTCTGAATGAGTTTGGTATTGAAGCGATTGAAGATGACTCAGCAGACAATCTAATGAGTGTAGAAGATCGTATTACAGTGAACATCGGTAAGAAGATAACTGATGAGTTAAGAGAAAATCGAAAACACATGGACAACGACTCTATAGATGAGTTTGTGCATTCAGGTGAATTTAGCGATCAACTCGAAATGCAAAATACAATTCTAAAAAGAGTTTGGAATATTGCAAAGACGTATCGCTACACCAACTTTGTTGAAGAGTGTAATAGTCTTCGTAAAAACTTTATGGAAGAAAGATCAAGTTACATCTCACAACAGTTTGGTGGTGGTGCTGGTATTCTTTCAGTGGTATTTGCTCAAACTCGTGTTCCAGAAAAACTATTCTCTTTGTGGCTCAGAACCACGATTGAAAAGAAGGATGCACCTGTCGCTATTCAGTATGAGGGCTTGGACGGAAACATATACAATGTCGATGTTTATCACACAGATCAAAAAGAGCCAGAAGAAAAAATAATAGGACAAAACCCTTGCGATTCTTTCATGTTGCAGTATTTTTGGGACAACAAAAAATGGATTGAGATACCTATCAAGATGATTATCTCAGTGGACAATAACGACTGTATGGACATAGATTTCAACGATGATGGAGGAAATATTTTAGCATGAGTTTTGGTGATTTTTTGAACAGCATTAACTTCACAAAAGAAAATCTCTTTCACGAAAATGAAGAGATGATGAAGAAAGAATACAATCCTTATCTGATCAACAAGTCGTTGTCCTATCACGCCGACACTTTGATGTTCGCAAACTTGATGAATCAACACTCGAATCTTGACGCAAAAATGCAGTATGAGTTTTATCTGTATCAAGTAAGCAAGGGAAAGCGGTTTAGCAAGTGGCATAAAACAGAAAGCAACGACACAGTTGAACTGTTGGCAAGTCACTACAAGTGTTCTAGAGCGAAGGCTGAAGACTACGCTAAGATACTCACAGAGAGTGATATCGAACAAATCAAAAAGCAAAATAATCGCGGCTCTTGCTGATCGTATAATCTCACTGGACGTTGGTTTTGATAAATAACCACGTATCATTGGAGATTATAAAATGTCAGATTATGAAGATATTGTTGAGTCGCTGGTTGAAGTTGAACTTCCCGACTCCGATGCATTTTTGAAGGTGAAAGAAACGCTCACCCGCATCGGCATCTCCTCAAGAAAAGAAAACAAACTTTGGCAGTCGTGCCACATTTTACATAAGAAGGGAAAGTATTACATACTTCACTTTAAAGAATTGTTTTTGCTTGATGGAAAGAAAACTGATTTACCAGAAGAAGATATTGCCAGAAGAAATAGAATCATAAAACTACTCGAAGAATGGGAACTTCTTCGTGTTGTCAATTCGTCAAAGATCGAAAAGCCTTGTGCTTCGATTGCACAGATCAAGATTCTTCCTTTTTCTGAAAAAGAAAACTGGACTTTAGAAGCCAAGTATAACATTGGAAAGAAGAAATGAAATACTATCACGACCTTGTAGAACAACTCAGCGAGAAATGGTCTAAAAAATACAAAGACTCAATCGACTGTAATAATCCAAAGGGGTTTTCGCAGAAGGCGCATTGTCAAGGTCGTAAAAAGAATGAGAGTCTAAACGAAGATATCACAAGACGAGAACTCAATCAAATTGAAGTTTACGTTGACAAACTATATTCAGCAATCGGGGTTGATGTTGAGTTTACAAGACACTTTCTAGATCGTCTAAACGATCCAAGAAATGTTCGAGACATCACACCCGCAGAGGTGATTCGTCTGTTTAGAGAAGCCTACAAGAAGCATGGCAAGAAAATTGCCAGGCTTGGTGCAAACGCAGAAGCGGTCATTAAAGATATGACAACAGATATCAATATGCCATTTGTGATTAAATATGACCGAAGAAACGGCGAGTTAGATCTAATTGCCAAAACAGTAATGAGAAAGAAAAGTTTCAGAACACCTGATCAAGTTTTTGTGCATGATGATTACAACACTGAATAAGAAGAAGGAAGAAAAATGGCAGAAGAGAAAGATTGCAATTGCGATGAGTTTGATGACATACTGAGAAAACTTCGAGAGTGTGAAGAGTTACGAAGCCACGATAGAAAACAAAGAGAAGAAGAAGTCAGAGGCGCACTAGAGCGTTGTGAACAAAAGCAAGAACAACTAAGAGAAGCACTCGAAGAAGAAAGAGATTCGTTTCGTGAAAAGATCAACGAAGCGAGTAGTTCGCAAAAAAGCAAAATCGAAAAACTACAAAAAAGAATAACAGCCATGACAATTGCTGGTTCAGCAGGTGCCGCGGTTGTTGGTAAAGAAGTTGTTGACAATGTTTCTGACAACTTTGCTTTAATCAGTGCCATACTAAGTGGTGACATAGATGCGGTGATGAACCTGATGAACAACGCACCTGCCACTGCTAATCCTGGTGCCCAATCAGATACAGCAGACATGTCTGAAAACGGAAAGGCATCAAAAGAAGAGGGCAAAGAAGAGGGCAAAGAAGAAGAGGAAAAGGAAGAGGAAAAGGAAGAGGAAAAAGAAGAAGAGGAAGAAGAGGAAGAAGAGGAGGAGGAAGAAAAAGAAGAGGAACAGGAAGAAGAAAGCGAAGAAGATTCTAAAGATGAAGAGTCTACTGAAACGGCTTCTGAAACTCCAATGCAGGGTCTTCCCATGTCACCTGAGGTTACTCTTGAGCCAATTATAATTGAATTGGCTGATCTAGAAAAAGAAGATGTACCCGAAACACCTCCATTGCTTCTTGCTGATTTACCTCCATTTTTACCTCCCGTACAAGACATAACAGATGTTGGTGAATATATACCAGACGATCAACAATTTCCGTTCATGCCTGAACCAGAGCCTGTTGTTGAACCCTCCATGCTTTACGCATTTATGGTTCTTCTAATGTGGAAGAGCCCAAGAAAAAGGAAATGAGAATGCTTAGGTTTAAGTGTTTTTTAGAAGAATCTATGAGTAAATCTTTCGAAAGTGCCATTGATATGTTTGGCATCGATACCAAAAGAGTTAAGACAATTAGAAACTTTTCTATGGCAGAAAAGAAAGCAAAAGATCTTGCCAGGAAAACAAGACAAACGGTTTACATTTTTCAACACACAAGAAAAGGTGATTACAAAATCGTACCCGAAAAGGAAAGATTATCTGGCCTCTATCGTGAGTACGAAATTGTTGACACCATAAAACCCTAAAATAAAATTTGAAAAAAGCCTAGGCGGGTTTACAATACACTCTCTAAATATCAGGTGCCTCCCTTAATGGGGAAAAGGTTTTAGGAGTATATTATGACCAAGTTGAATTACTATTGTAAGACAGCCTTAGTGAAAGATCCTATCTTTGCTACAAGTGGATCAGCATGTTTTGATCTAAGGGCTTATTTTGGACCCGATAGTAGAAAGATTACTATCTACACCCCAAATAATGAAAAAATATTTAGACATTGCCAAAAAGAAACTGTTGATGGTGAGTTTTCTTTGTCATTGGGGCCGAATGAAAGAGCAATGATACCAACAGGACTGATCATGGATATTCCTCGTGGTTATTCTGTTCGTATTCACACGCGATCTGGAACGGCTACCAAAAAGGGTCTTGGTATGTCTGTCTCCGAGGGCATCATCGACTCTGATTATAAAGAAGAAGTCTTCGCTTTGATTCGTAATAATTCTGGTGTGGCAGTTAACATTGAACACGAAGAAAGAATTTGTCAAGGAGAATTGATAAAACAACTTGACTATTCGTTATCTTGTACTACAATAAGACCTACGAACGACGGTGAAAGAACCGGCGGTTTTGGTAGCACAGGAGAAAAATAATGACTAGAGATGAATTACTGAAACATCACGAACTACTCTGCAAGTCTGCTCAAGATTTGATGAATCTAAAAAATCGAGACTATGCAGGCAATGGTGGTAAAGAACCATTTGCAAACTTCACTCGTTGCGAATCATTGGGTGTTTGTACTACAGAACAAGGTATGCTCGTTCGTGTAGTTGACAAGATTTCTCGATTGAGTTCCTTCGTTGAAGCAGGAAAGATGAGCGTTGAGAACGAGTCTTTCCACGATTCATGTATCGACATCATCAACTATATGGTGATTCTTTCTGCTTACATCACCGAACGAGATGGGGTAGAAGAACAGTATGGTTGTTGAAAGCATTCTCGGTATTTCAATCGCAACCCACATCTATTTTGCAAGACGTTCACGAAAGAAAATTGAAAGAGAGATTTTCGATCTTCGTGAAGAGATTGTAAATAACATGAATAAAACCACGATGATGGTGAATCAACACACGCAAGATCTTGTATCATATGAGCGTGAACTTCGTCATTACAAAAACCTGATAAAGGAGATTTATGCAAAAGTCTGAAGTCTATACTCATGTTGCTGTTTACTCAGACAAGATTCTGTTTCGTGGTGTTGATCGAAATACAGGAGAAAGATTTTCTGAACAGAGACAATTCTCTCCTACAATCTTTGTGACTTCAAAAGAAGATACAAAGCACAAAACACTTTTCGGTGATAGCGTGAAGCCTTTCTCGCCTGGTGGTATGAAAGATACGAAAGAGTTTATTGACAAGTATACTGGTGTCACTGGTTTTGATATTCATGGTAACGACAACTGGAAACTTCAATACATCTCTGAAAACTTTCCTGGTGAGATTGACTGGACAATTGATCAGATGAAAATTGCTTATATGGATATTGAAACAGAATGTGAGTATGGTTTTCCTAACACATCTGATCCTCAAGAAAAAATCAATCTGATTACTGTGAAGTATGTTCACGGTAGAAAGAAGTACACACATACTTTTGGTGTCGGTGTGTTTGACATTGATGGTGTGACTTGTCATCAGTTTGAAACAGAAAAAGAAATGCTCGAAGCATTTGTTTCTCATTGGAGAGAAGAAGAACCTGATATTGTGACAGGCTGGAACATTCGTTTCTTTGACCTTCCGTATCTTGCAAATCGAATCAAGCATGTTTTCAATCTCACGATGATGAAGAATCTATCACCTTGGAATATCACGATCAACAAAACGATTCATGTGATGGGTAGAGATCAGTCTGCGATTGAGTTGGTTGGTATTTCTTCAACTGACTTTCTTGAACTGTATAAGAAGTACACAACAACAAATCAAGAGTCGTACAAACTTGATCACATCGCCTTTGTCGAACTTGGTGAAAAGAAACTTGATTACTCTGAGTATGACAGCATCGCAGACTTCTATCGTAACGACTTTCAAAAGTTTGCCGAATACAATGTCAAAGATGTTGAACTCGTTGAGCGTTTAAACGAAAAGATGCAGTTGATTGAACTACATTGTTCGATGGCTTACATGGCAAAGATTAACTTTGAAGATGTGTTCTCACAAGTGCGAATGTGGGATGCAATTATCTACAATCATCTTCGTGATAAGAACATTGTTATTCCTCTTGCAAAAAGAGAAAAGGATGACAGTACCCTGATCGGTGCTTATGTGAAAGAGCCTATTGTAGGTTTTCACGAGTGGGTTGTTTCGTTTGACCTGAACTCTCTATATCCTCACTTAATTATGCAATACAATGTGAGTCCAGAAACAAAGATTGAAAGCACAGAAGAAGATAGATTTGGTATTGGTGTAGACAACATTCTAAAGAATTCACCAGAGTTATATTGGAAACCATGTCACGAAAAGTTGAAAGAGTTTGCATCTAATGACTATTCGATTGCAGCAAATGGTGTTTGTTATCGTAAAGACAAGCAAGGCTTTCTTCCTGAGTTGATGCAGAAGATGTATTCTGATCGCAAGAAGTACAAGAAGTTGATGATTGAGGCACAAAAAGAACTTGAGGATCTTCCAAACAAGAACATGCCATCTCTTGGTCGTGCAGGCTATACAAAAAAACTGAAAGTAGAAGAACAACGTAATCATCTCAAACAAATGGCTTTGAAGATTGCTTTGAACTCTGCTTACGGTGCATTGGGTAACAAATACTTTCGTTACTATGACATTGATCTTGCTGAAGCAATTACGATGTCTGGTCAACTTTCAATTCAGTGGATTGGTAATCACCTGAATGACTTTTTGAACAAGACTTTCTCCACTGACAATTTTGATTATGTGGTGGCGAGCGATACTGATTCTGTGTATCTTCGTTTAGGAAAAGTCGTGGAGAAGTTTTGTTCGAACAAGACGAAAGAAGAAACAATCAATTATCTCGACAAAGTGTGCAAAGAAATTATGCAGCCATTCATCAATCAAAAGTATGAAGAACTTGCGAAGATGATGAATGCCTATGACAACAAGATGGTCATGGAGCGAGAAGTGATTGCCGACAAAGGTATCTGGACAGCAAAGAAGAGATACATTCTTCAAGTGCATGACTCTGAAGGTGTTCGCTACGAAACACCAAAACTGAAGATCATGGGTATTGAAACGACACGATCATCTACACCACAGGTTGTTCGTGACAAACTCAAAGAATGTATCAAGTTGATTCTTACAACAGACGAGAAAACTGTGATTGACTTCATCGAAGAGTTCCGCGAAAGATTTATTTCTTTGCCTGCTGAAGATGTTGCATTTCCTAGAGGTGTAAATGGTCTTGAAAGATACCGTGATGTCAAGAACATCTACTCAAAAGGAACACCAATCGCTGTGAAAGGTGCTTTGATTTACAACTACATGATTCAGAAGAAGAATTTGGATCGAAAGTATGAGGCGATTCGTGAAGGTGACAAAGTAAAGTTTTTGATGTTGAAGGTTCCAAATCCAACACCAGAAAAAGTTCTTGCTTTTACATCTAATCTACCGAAAGAATTTGAACTTGAAAAATACATAGACTATGACACACAATTTGAAAAAGCGTTTATTGACCCAATCAAAACTATTCTTGAAACTGTTGGTTGGCAACATGAACGAACAGCAACTCTTGAAGATCTTTTTGCGTAAGGAATTATTATGATTATGTTACTAAGTAAAAACTGGTTGAAAAAACTAATGACAATTTTTGTCGTTGTTTTTCTTTTGTCAATACTTGCAGTTTTGGCACGACAAAGTTTTTATCCTGCTTTTGGTAACATAAGAGATGTGTCTGTTCGTGCCACTCTAACAGAATCGTTTCAGAACATTTCACAACTCAATGTGTTGAAGGTTTCTATGGCAGGTATTGTCGATGGTGTTGATGAATCTTTCTGGGGAGACAACAAG